CGGGTCTCGTCGGGGTGAAGTGAATGTCTGATCTTACAGACGAAGAACAGGCGCCGCATCTCTACAAGCCTGGGCAGTCTGGAAACCCATCGGGCCGCCCCAAGGGGTCACGCAACAAGCTCGGTGAGCAATTCATCGAAGACCTCTACGCAGACTGGCAAGCGCACGGCGTTGTCACGCTCCAGCGCGTCCGCGATGAGAAGCCAGACCAATATCTCAAGGTCGTTGCATCGATCCTGCCGAAGGATCTCAACGTCAACATCAACCAGATGGATGATCTGACGGATGACCAGCTTATCCAGCGCATCCGCTCTCTCGACTCAGCAATCCGCCCTTTCCTCGATGCTCAAGGAGCAAGCGAGCCTGTTGGCAGAGCTGGACCGGAGACGGCGCACTAACCGGCTCGGGGCGTACGCGCCTTACACCAAACAGGAAGAGTTCCACTCCGCAGGCCGGCACTTTCGCGAACGTCTGTTCATGGCCGGCAACCAGCTCGGCAAGACGTTGGCCGGCGCTGCAGAAGGAGCGATGCACCTCACCGGCCGCTATCCTGACTGGTGGGAGGGAAAGCGCTTCGATAAGCCGATCGTCATGCTGGCGGGTTCTGAGTCGTACGAACTGACGCGTGATGGCGTTCAGCGCCTGCTTGTCGGGCCACCGATGAACGAGGAGGATTGGGGAACAGGATATATCCCCAAGGCAGACGTCATCGCCACGACCCGGCGCTCTGGTGTTTCTGGCGCACTCGATACGATCACGGTTCGCCATGCCTCAGGCGGCGCGTCCACGCTTCTCTTCAAGGCATATGAACAGGGCCGCGGCAAATGGCAGGCGAACACCGTTGACTATGTATGGTTCGATGAAGAGCCGCCAGAAGACGTTTATTTCGAGGGCATCACCAGAACGAACGCAACGGGTGGCTTGATCGCCGTCACCTTCACGCCTCTCAAGGGCATGAGCACGGTCGTCGCTCGTTACATCCTGGAGAAGTCTCCGGATCGCGAAGTCATCACGATGACGATCGACGATGCGGACCATTACACGCCGGAAGAACGGCAGAAGATCATCGACAGCTATCCGCCGCATGAGCGGGAAGCGAGAACCAAAGGTATCCCGTCTCTCGGCTCGGGCCGCATCTTCCCAATCCCGGAAGAGGACATCACGGTATCGCCCTTTGCCATTCCAAAGCATTGGGTGCAGATCGCCGGCATCGACTTCGGCTGGGATCACCCGACCGCCGCGGCTTGCCTGGCATGGGATCGCGATACTGACGTCATGTATGTCACGAAGGTCTACCGCAAGCGTGAGGCGCCGGTTCATACACATGCCGCGGCTCTGAAGCCTTGGGGCTCTTGGCTCCCATGGGCGTGGCCGCACGACGGCAACAATGACACGGCGGCCGGTGAGAACCTGGCGAGCCAATACAGGGCGCAAGGAATTCCGTTCCTTCAAGAACGGGCCACATTCGACGACGGAAGCAACAGCGTCGAGGCTGGTCTTATGGACATGCTCGACAGAATGGCAACGGGCCGCTGGAAAGTGTTTTCCGTCTGCGCGGAATGGTTCGAAGAGTTCCGGCTCTATCACCGGAAAGACGGCAAGGTCGTCAAGGAGCGCGATGACGTGCTCTCGGCATCTCGTTACGCACTGATGATGAAGCGCTTTGCCAAGGCAGGTGGCGGCAACGCCAATTGGGATTTCAAGGCTCGGAAGGTCGTATAAATGGCGGAAATGACCGACGAGCGTCTGACGAATATCGTTTCAGTCCTGGTCAAGGACTGCGAGAACTATCGCAAGGAGCTTTCCGTCGACCGCGTCAAGGCCATGGAGTATTTCGATGGCGAGATGAAAGACGTTCCCGTCGACGACAACCGGTCAAAGGTGGTGTCGCGTGACGTGCGCTCGGCTATCACCAAGGTTCTGCCATCGGTGACGCGCGTCATCCTCGGGAATGACAAGGTGGTGGAATACGAGCCCGTCGGCGAAGATGACGAGGAGAAGGCCGAGCAGGCCAGCGATTACATCAATTATATCGTCTTCCCGGAAAGCTCCGGCTACGAGGCGGTGACTGACGCGGTATATGACGCGCTGAAGCTTCGCAACGGCATTATCCGCTGGTGGTACGACAAGAAGACGAAGGTCGAGGTCTCTGAGCATACCGGGCTCGACGAAGCAGCCATGGTTCAGCTCGTTTCCCCAGATGAAGTCGAGGTTCTTGAGCAGGACCAGTCGGAAGAGGAGATCCAGGCGCCGGACGGCAGCATGGTCACTCAGCCGGTCTACAATCTGAAGATCAAGAGGCGGTCTCAATATGGCTGCACGAGGCTTGCCGCCGTTCCCCTCGAGGAATTCCTTATCCACCCGGATGCGCTCGAGATTGACGAAAGCCCGATCGTTGGCATCAATCAGCGCCTTCGTCGTTCTGATCTTGTCGCGATGGGCTATGACCGTGACAAGATCGACAGCATCAATGCTGCTGGCACGGATGACGACAAGGAAGTGGAAGAGGACGCCCGTCGCCACGACCACATCGACGACGACAACGAAGAGCCGACGCAGCGGGCCCTGCAGGAGATCGAATACTACGAACTCTATGTGAGGGTGGACGCGGACGACGATGGCATCGCTGAATTGCGCCGCGTCGTCTACGCTGGCAGCGTCAACGTTGCGAACCTGCTGGAAAACAAGGATTGGGACGAGGTCCCCTTCGCTGACATCATCGCCAAGCGCCGCCCGCATCAGCGTGAGGGCGACTCCGTCACTGACGACATGATGGACATTCAGAAGATCAAGACTGTCCTTCTTCGCCAGACGCTCGACAACCTATATTGGCAGAACAACCCGCAGCCGATCGTCCAGGAAGGGACAATATCAAACCCTGAAGCCGTTCTGAACCCGCGCTTCGGCTTGCCGATCCGGATTACCCAAGGCACGGACGCAAGGGCTGCAATTTCCTACAACCCAGTGCCATTCGTCGCCAAAGACTCGTTCGCCATGCTTTCCTATATGGATGAGGAAGGGGCTGACAGGACGGGCATCTCCGAAGCATCGAGCGGCCTTGCGCCGGATGCATTGCAGAACATGACGGCCAAGGCGTCGGCAATGGTCGAGGCGGCCGGCATTGGCCAGACAGAGTTGATGGTTCGCACCATTGCGCACGGTCTGAAGCGCGTCTTCCGGGGCCTTCTGCGCATGGTGGTGAAGCATCAGGACAAGCCGCGCACGGTTCGGCTTCGCGACAAGTGGGTAACGTTCGATCCTCGGGAATGGAACGCCGAGATGGACGCCACGGTGAACACCGGCCTTGGTGCGGGCACTCGCGAGCGCGACATGATGATGATGTCTCAGGTGATTGGCCTGCAGGAGAAGCTCCTTGCCTCTCTCGGTGCCGACAATCCCTTCGTCAAGCCTGACAACGTCTACAACGCCGTATCGAAGTTTGCGGAGTCTGCCGGCGCGCGATCGACTGAGCTTTACTTCACGAAGCCTGATCCTGCCGAGGTTAAGGCAAAGATGGATGCTGCGGCAAACCAGCCGAGCCCGGAAATGATGAAGGTGCAGGCTCAGGCAGCCGCGCAGACGCAGAAGGCTCAGCTAGACGCGCAGATCAAGCAGCAGCAGAACGAGGCCGACGCTCAGCTTGAAATGGAGCGGTTGAACCGAGAATTCGCGTTGAAGCAGGAGCAACTGAACCGTGAGCTTGAACTGAAGCAGGCCCAGCTTCAGGCAGAGCTAGATTTGAAGCGCCAGCAGAGCCTGGCTGACATTGCGCTTAACGCTCACGTGGCGACACAGCAGACATCGCGCGTCGAAGTCGGGGGTGAACCCGGATGACCGACGCTGAAAAGGTTGCCCAGGCTCGGGCTCTTCTCGACACGCCGCTCTTCCACGTCCTCTGGGATGACATGGAGCAGACGGCAATCAACGCCTGCCTCTACGCTAAGGCGACAGACGCAGAAACAGAAAGCGACGTGCGCGCGGCAAAAGCCGCTGAGGCACGCGCAATACGGAATTTCCGGTCGAAGCTCAACGCTCTCGTGAGTGAAGCCAATCAGACCCGGAAAGGCGCTCCAGCATAGGGCGGCGCGCTCGAACCCCTGAAAAGGCACTAGCATGATTGGAAACGATAGGGCCAACTCCGTCGTGGAGAGCCAAACCGTTGAACCCTCGACTGATCTCAACAACCCTGAAAACCTGAATTTCCTGGATTCTGACGACGAAGAGCAGAACAACCAGCCTTCAGACGCACCGGGGATTGAAAGCGAGACGGATGAGGCCGTTGAAGATGGCCAAGAGTCCGACGATACCGACGAACAGCAGGCGGAAGAGGAAACCGACGCCGAAGGTGATGAGCCTGAGGCCAAGGAAGCCGATGACGCTGTTGTCGTTACCCTTAAAGGCGGCGAACAGGTTCCTCTCGAGGAACTGAAGCTCGGGTACATGCGGGATCGTGACTATCGCCACAAAACGCAGGAGGTTGCCAACAAAGGCAAGTCTCTTGAGGACATGACAGCTCGCGTCGTCCGAACCGTCGACGCCATCGCATCCCATCTCGCCGGCATGTTGCCGGAAGAGCCACAGCCTACGTTGGCCATCCAGAACCCGAACGAGTACACGCGCCAGAAGGCGATCTACGACTCGGCAATGGCTCAGGTCAACGCAATCATCCGCCTCGCAAACGATCCAAAGGACGTTGCCGGCCAGCTGACGAAAGAACAGGAAGACGCAGCCGTCGCCCTGAACGATCAAAAGCTCGCCGAAGCGTTCCCGCAGACCAGGAAGTCGCCCGAAGAGCGTAAGAAGTTCTTCGACACGACGTTCCAGACAGCTCGAGACCTCGGTTTCACCGATGAGGAGCTGAGAGGCCAGATCGACCACCGGTATTTCAAGCTCGCGTATTACGCCAGTCTCGGCCTCCAGGCTGAGCAGGCAAAGACGAAGGCAATGACGAAGGTTGCGCAAGCGCCTCCGGCCGTGGTGGTGGGCAAAGGCAAGGGCGTGGCCGCTCAAAAGGTGCGCGCCAATCAGGAAGCGATGAAGAAGCTGTCGAGAACCGGGTCGATCAAGGACGCAATGTCGATCGACTTCGAATAATCCCATCTTCGAAGGAACTCCATCATGGCAGTTGTGACCAATACCTTCCTGACGACCAATGCGGTCGGCAATCGCGAAGAGCTGTCCGACGTGGTATCTCGTATCACGCCGGAAGACACCCCGATCTATTCGATGATCGAAAAGGGCAAGTGCAACTCCGTCCACCCCGAGTGGGAAACGGATGATCTTGCCGCGCCTGCGACGAACGTGGTCCCTGAAGGCGCCGAATACGACTTCGACGCAATCACGCCGCCGGCTCGCATGGGCGATTATACCCAGATCGTCCGCAAGAGCTGGGCAATCTCCGGTACGCAGGAAGTCGTTTCCGAAGCCGGCAACGTGCAGAAGCGCAAGTATCAGAAGCTCAAGAAGGGCGTTGAACTGCGCAAGGACGTTGAATTCGCCATCGTCTCGCCACAGCCTTCTGTGGGCGGCGCAATTCGTCAGCTCGGCGGTCTGCCGACCTGGATTGTCACCAACGCTTCCCGCGGTGCCGGTGGCGCCAACGGCGGCTTCAACTCCGGCACGGGCCTGACGGTCGCGCCGACCAACGGCACGCAGCGCGCCTTTACCAAGGCTCTGCTGGATACCGGCATGTCGCAGGGCTTCACCAACGGTGCGAACTTCAAGCACATCGTTGCCTCGCCCTACATCAAGTCCGTCTTCGTCACCTTTATGTCGGACACCAACGTCGCTCCGTTCCGCTATGCGGTCTCCAAGGGCGGCGAACGCAATACCATCGTGGCAACGGCCGACTACTACGAAGGCCCGTTCGGCACGGTGATGATCCAGCCGGATCGCGTCATGGCGACAACCGCGCTGGCTCGCAACGCCTTCCTCATCGACACCGACTTCCTTGAATTCGACTGGCTCCGCAAGATCCAGGAAGACAAGGATCTCGCCAAGACCGGCGATGCGGACAAGGGCGTCATCATCGGCGAAGGCACGCTGAAGGTGAAGAACGAAAAGGGCCTTGGTGTTATCGCCGATCTCTTCGGCATGACCGCTTCCACGTAAGGAGAACAGCATGTCTTTCTATCCTATCTCCGTCACGGCGGCCACTCTCACCCTCAACAAGGCCACCCACGAAGGCTGCATCGTCGTCGCCAACCGCGCCGCCGGCATCACCTTCACTCTCCCGGCAGCCACCGGGTCCGGTGCCAGGTACATCGTTGTGGTCGGCACCACGATCACCTCGAACAACCTGATCATCCAGGTGGCCAACAGCACCGACATCATGTCCGGTGTTGCTTTCCAGGCAGCAGACGGCGGCTCGACTTCCAACGCATGGGAAGCCGGCGCTGCTGACGACACGATCACCATGGACGGCTCCACCAAGGGCGGCATCAAGGGCGATCGTGTCGATCTTGAGGATGTTGCATCCGGTGTCTGGCAGGTCCGCCTTGTCGGCGCTGCTACCGGAACGGAAGCCACACCTTTCTCGAGTGCAGTCTGAGAACCCAACGGGCGGCTTAACGGTCGCCCGTTTCCTTTCCAACAGAGGATAAAACCATGGACGACCTCAAGAAGCAGGCCGAAGAACTCGGCATCACCGTTGACAAGCGCTGGTCGCAGGCACGCCTTCAGCAGGAAATCGACAACGCGCTTGCGGCACCCTCGGCGAATGACCCTGCAGTCGGCGCAGCCGGCGGTCAGGAAATCAAGCCGGTATTCGCGGCTCCTGTCGTCGACAAGCCGGCAGAAGATATCGGCATGGACAAGAAGGAAAAGACCACCCCGGTCAGGCTCCTTTACGATACCTGGCTCGAAGAAGATGTCCGCACAC